CACTTAAATAATCGCAACAACAACGAGTTAGCGTGTCAATTGTCAAACTTGATTCAAAATTTCACCGAGCAAACTGTGCAATTAGATACTGATGCATTTGATTTAAAAATTACTCGATGGTTTAATTGGAAGTAATATTTCTTTCTTGCATCCACCACACATATTGTTACATGCGATCAATCTACCGTCACCATATGTAGGTATATCCCAAGTCTTCTCTACATTATTAAACCATGCTATACATTCTTCCAATGTATGCTCTAATGCATTGTTGTTTAATATTAATGGACGTAGTTGAGTGTTAACCGCATTCATGTAGTTGTGTGATCCGTGTCCGAATGTTTTAGGTGCAAACCCTAAATAACAGCAAGGATATACTTCACCTACGCTGGTAATATACACACTCTTGCTTTTGGCTGCTTTGCAAATTATTGGGACTTTTATTTCTATAGGGTAGCTGCCAATGTTGGTTACAGCAGTGGGTTCGGCTAATTGATCAAATATAATATTAAAATCAACATTGCTCGGTTTTCCCATTACATATACTAGATTCTTGTCTTTATCGTATATAGGTCCCTGATTACGACCGTGATCGATTAATTGAAACTCTTTAAATCCCATTTCTGTTGAGATGATTTGTGCTTGATCCTGCTGGTGCCTATTGTGATCAAAATCGATCATTTTCCATATAGCATGCCCGCCTGCACTAATAAACGCTTCTGCATTACGTATCACTGTGCTATACAATGTGTTGCGTCTATAGATACTGTGCGTATCTGCCAAGCCGTCTATACAGAAGGATACTTCTATACCGAGAGCACCTAGCTTTTGCCAAAACATACGATCTCTGGCGCCACCATTTGTGCTGACAGAAATATTACTAAATCTAGGCATGTGTTGTTTAAAGTATTCAACAATTTCTAATGCATCTGGATTCATTACGATATCACCAAAATTACCATTGATCAATATTTTTCTAAGTTGGCTTAGAAATGCAGGAGAAAATATATGTTTTGCCTCAACCAAGGTCATTGCGTGTTCTTCATACCCGTCATTGTGTGGGTATCCGCATAAGTTACGCGGGCATTTGGGGCAGGCAGCATTGCACTCACTAGATATTTCTAGGTGTACTTCTTTTATGTCTTCTACTGCATACATCATACGGAGTAAATCCTGTTCAGTTAATATCGCGATCAAGAATATGATTAAACATTATATTCTCTACTTGTGCAAGTCGTTGTGTCTTGTTTGCTTCACCTAAAATAACTATAACATATTGTTGTTTCTTGTTTTGCACAAGTAACGCCACACACCATCCGGCAGGATTAGTAAATCCAGTCTTGCTAATTAGAATATTATCAAACTCTATTAACACTGGTCGATTGGTATTGTTTATATCTATGCTCCGAATCTTCTTTCCATAATGAGCATCTATTAATGATTGTTTTTTTGTGCTTGTAATTGTTATTAACTCGTATTTGGCGACTTCCTTTAACAATATTCCAATCTCACCAGCTGTGGATATGTTTGCACTACTTAACCCACTGGGGTCATTAAATCGAGTCTGTGTCATGCCCAATGCAGTTGCTTTGGTATTCATTGCTTTTATAAATGCTTTTCGACCACCAGGATAGTTTGCAGCCAATGTTTCTGCTGCGGCATTATCGGATCGTATCAACATAGCACTAAATAAATCTTCTCGACTATAGTGAGTAAGTGGCAATCGACTCTTTGTCACACGAGATAGTTTCAACTGTTGACCCATACTGGGGTTTTGACCGATAGCTATTATTGCTGTCATTAGCTTAGTCAGACTTGCAATAGGGCGAGCGCTATTTACATCGTTACCAATTATTATATTATCTGTAGTTTCATTATAAACCCAAATGCTGGGTTTCTTAGCTGCATGGGCTGATATTGAAAAGAACAACAAGATAATAAGAAATTTCATTTTAACTTGGCCAAGCTATTCGTGTATCAGCTAATAACAATGCTGCACCAATCGCACTAGAACTATCACCAGGTACAGGTAATCCCCATACATTATCCCACAGTGGTAATATACGTTGTCGAGCTTTGCTATTCATTGCACATCCGCCCATGTATACCAAGTTGCGCTCGCCGGTTAGTTCTAGTGCTTTATGCATTACCCAGATTACTTGCTCCTCAAATACTCGTTGTACCGCAGTGGCGATGTCGTAACGATCATAATATGATAAGATTAAATGAGGCCAATTATAAACACCACGATGTAAATTATATCTAGCTTGCATTGGAGATTTGAAATAATCGGCTACAGTTTCATAATATCTAGTATATGAACCGTGATCGCTATCAAGTTGTAATAAATGTTCTTCACCCAATGGTTTATATCCTATTAGTTTAGTAAATGCAGAATAGAATAATCCAAGACTAGTTGGGTAACTAACACTCCATAATTTTGTAAGCGTCTTACCGGTGCCTTTCCATATTGAAGCTGATTCCCATTCACCTATAGCATCCAATACTACAATAGCTGCACTGTCAAATGTTGATGTATAGAATCCGGCTGCTGCATGAGTCTTATGATGAGAAAAATATTTTATTGGTATCGATGGTATAGGCAATTTCTTCAAGTATACGCTAGGAAGTACTTGACTATCAAATGCATCGGCATATTGTCCGGAATATAATTGACGAAACTTTTTAATCAATGGGCGTTCATACCACGCTATCTGATCTGGTTTACCATGAGCAAGAACATCAGATATCAACGGCTTACATAATAGTTCATCGCCGGAATAAGTATAGTTTCGTGACTGTGCCCAAAATGCTAATTTATCATCCTTAATCACTGCGATACTTGCATCGTGATTAAGAGCTGTAATACCCCAGGTAATCATTTATAAATGAATGGATCTCTACGGCGCAACTCTTTAAGTTTACGCCGATAGCGTATCTCAAGACGTATGCGCTGATATAACGTTTTTATCCAGTTCATCCCATTCTCCTTTGATAATCATATCCCGGTTTTAGCTTGGCAATCTGTTGTTGCTTATAGTCACTGTCGGTCCAACAGTAATCGAATGTTTGATTGATACCATTTACTTCTATCTTATATATATCTAGATGTGCAGACAGCATATTCCATATAGCTTGAGAATCAGTAGTTCCAAAACTCTGCTGCAATTGCACCTGCCCTAAGGGTAAATAACCAAGACTTAGTGAAACATCCGTTATGTCTTGCCCATTGTTTTGTAGCCAGTTTCGAAAGTGATCTTGTTCTTTATCATGCCACGGACATACACTATTATACACAATATCATTACCCCATTCAACATCAAATTCTCCAGAATAATATTTAAGATGTGTAATTGCATCACATACCGTATTGGTTAAAACAGGTGCATGTTCGTCTCGAAATACTTCAAACAAGGTTTTCCCTATCTGAGTCCAATGCATGTACACACCGCCCAATACACGATCATATCCATTGGATTTAAACAGTTGTCTATGTTCATCGGTAAGTGGATATCTATCTGCCGTAATCCAAGTTGTAATTTGACTTGGACGTACCCAATTTGGAGCCGTTACTGCTTTTCTTCTGCTTAGAATAAGAGACTCTAATTCATGACATATATTGTTTAATTGACGTATAGCATATTTAACCTCATAGTCGGCGTGTTTATACCAGTTACTAATATTTGATACTGTTCCTTGCAGAATTTCAAAATGATTATGTAATTCGTTAAACAATATATGATTGGGCCCATTTTCGGCCCAATCAGTTGCTAATACTGTATCCGGAGTGATAACTAAATCGATATGGTATCCATCTAAGCCATTATTGACTGTGGTAATGTGGTTTGTAATCTCATTGCATAGATATTCCACAGTGCGGGCAGTTTGTGGAAATCCAAGGAAACAGTAATTTTTCTCTAATGGTTTAGCTGACTTTAATAATTTTTCAAGAGCCGATATCCAGTCTTGCCCAAGTTCGTGATCAAATGATTGTATAACATAGTCAAGTTGATCGGCATGATTCAAGGGATTGCGTAGAACTATACGTACATTAGATTCCACGCCACCACCTAGAAACATCTGATCTGGCTGCAAGTATATCATTCATTGTGATGTTATGTGTACGTATACTTTCTAATTTTAATATACGTGTCTTACCTCTACGTAGTCCATCTGCATAAGCATCTGGCCATTGTTCCTCAAAAGTAGGACGTTGTTTAAGTTGTAGTAATACATCTGCCAATGCTCTAGAGCATTGTGGGACAAGTTCATCAATCCATGCATTTAATATGTTACGTGGTAATGCAAGTGGACTCATAACAATATCCGGAGTAAAACTGAATATAACTTTAGCCAATATATCAACACCAAGTTGTTTAGCTAACTTGTCGATCGCAATAACTTCGAACATACCTGGCAAGGTCAGTGTAAAATCTATACGTAATTGTCTTGGATGTTTTGCATATGGTAGCCCAAGTTTAAAATTATCTAACCATTCGTTATAATTTAATCCGGTGCGTATGTATTCGCCAATGGCACCGGTACCATCAAGACTGGCACATATTTGCCAATCACGTAAATGTGCAAGTATGTCTTTATATAAATTAGTACCGCCATAACCAACTTTACTAAGATTAGTATTGTACCGAGCATAGACTTTTTTTCCATCGCCAAGCTCAATTATACGTTTCATATATCTCCAGTGTTGTTCATACATTAGTGGTTCGCCGCCCACCCAGTAAATCTCTTCCACTCTATGTTCTTCAACTGCTTGAGAAAATTCGGCCTCTATCTGTGTGTCTTGGAATTGTGTTATTTGCTTTTTAACCGTAGGACGCATCCAATTATTTTTTGGATCAGACCAATTGACCATATTATTCTGACGTTGTTCTGTTTCCCAACTACTAGAAAGCATGTCACCACACATACGGCATTTGAAGTTACAGAGATTGCTAAATCTATAATCCCAACTAACTGGTAACATTGTGGTTGTGCCATCAGCATCGGTTGTGCTGGATATTTTATCATATTTGTGTTTAAACAATTGCCAAAAATATGTTCGATATACATCAGTATTCAATAGCTTGTCGTTGCATACTTCACATTCTGGCAATGTTTCTCCAGCTATCATTCTTTGTCTAACCGATCGCATATGATCACTATTCCAATGTTCTTCTAAGGTGATTGGAATATATTTGCCGGAACCGGCAGCGGTGTCGATATATTGTTTAAAATTTTGGGCCGGTTCGCGACTTGCACAGCACATCCTACGTTCTCCTTGTGGAGAAAGATATGTATGTACCCAGGGTGCTAGGCAAAGAGATTTGGGTTTTTCTAAAATATTAGTCATAATTATTCAAAGCACACAGAATGATTTTGTTTACGTGTTTGGTCTAATAAGGAATTAAATAAACGACTACGTTCCCATTGTACGGTATCAAATGGTTGTGATTCTAATGTGTTGATTAGTTTTGTAAATAATTGTTTATTAATATCAGATAGTTCCATACCTAGATATGTTTGTATACGAGAAATTGCTAGGCTTCGTAAATTTGTCGGTAAATTCCATGGTATCATATGCACAGGCTGTGACACCGGTTGAAAAATGTGATCTATTCCATTACGCTTATCAATATTTTGATTTCTTACATTGTTAATTAAAGAAATCAATGGCGCCAACTGTAGGATGTTAAGATTGGATATTGTTGTGTTTATTAGCAAACTGTGACTAGTGTGCGCAAGCAAATATAAATTTTTTAATACCAATGGCCAGTTTGTCCCATCCCTGACTAGTTCAGCTATGTGTTCAGTTCCATCAAGACTAATGGTCCAATGTATTGATGGTAATTTTTTCATAGCATCTATCCAAAAATCATCCTTGAAACTGCCATTAGTTGTAATTTGAATATCAATATTATGTAACTTGTGATCAATAATGTACTGTATAATCTGTTTAACCTCGGGCATACATGTTGGTTCACCTCCTGCTAATTTAAGCATTTTAAGCGTAGGTAAGATATCTATAACATATTCTAAAGTTTGTTTATCTATATACTGTATCTTACTATGTCCGATGCTGCGATAAAATGATTGTAATTCATGATTATGTTGTGCTTCAATATCAATTCCACTACTAAAATCTGGCTCACAACTTCTGCATCGAAAATTACACAAATTACTAAGACGTAGATCTAAGTATATGGGTGCTTGTTGTTTTTCTGTTTCTCCCCATTCTGACAATGCTTCAAGACGTGTACTTATTCCAGTTATTTTTTCCTTATGTTGACAATGCCAACATCCACTTAGTGGCCGGTTGTTTTTAAGTGCCAGATTTATATTAACAAGTTCATCACTATCCCAAAATTCGTTAATAGGCAATGGTGATATTTTTCCGTACGAACAACACGGTTTTATTCCGTCAGGTTGTAAAAAAATATGCACATTTGGCAACGGACAACTACGATTTGTCATATTCAATTAACTTAGCAAACTCTGGCTCAACAATAGATAGATTTTGCGACCTTTTACGATCAAGATCAGCTATCCTCATACGCATGATTGCCCCATCTGTACTTGCCCCTTTATTCATAAATTTTGCAATAAATTTAAATTCTGCCAATATATTTTCTAAGACATCGGCATTGAGTAATCTATCAGTTATTACACTCTTGGCTGTATCTGGCAATGACGCTACACTAAAATACCAAGCATCATGCATGATATTCCAATATATGTAATCAAATTGTTGCCCAACAATCCATTGTGCTACAGTTTTGAGATAATACACATTAAACACATTTACTGTACAGCATACCTGTAATCGTATATTGTTATATCGGGTGCGTAGTTCTTTAAATTTCTGTATGTTATCACATACTTCTGTCCATACTGAATTACTACGTTGATACTCGAATCTTTCTGCAACATCATCAATGCTAAATGCGATCTCCACTAATTTAAAATGCTGCCAAATATTTTCAGCATTGCTAGGCCATTGTGTGCCATTTGTATTATAGTGGATTTCAATATTACCTGCCAGTCCTTGATCAACAAGCCGTTGCAGCATATCAAAATGCTCACGGATCATGAATGGCTCGCCACCAGTGAATTCAATATATCGTATTTGTTCAGATACTTGTGCTATCTCCTGCCAGAAGCTAGGATTTTCACGTGGCCACGCACCAGCACGTAACATGGTAAAGTGATGGTTATTTTTTGAATCTTCTCCAACTGGCAAATTTTTTAATTCTTCAACTGCAAATGTGCTTGAACTCCAGCTACCACATATACGGCATTTTAAATTACAGATATTTCCCAGCTTGAGATCTAAAAACATTAATGGTTTTGCATCAGCAGTCCAACTTTGTTCCGGCAGCATGTGTTTTAGTCTGTCTAATGTATGCATACGTTTGCTTGTACGACCACCACGTTCTTCATTCCAACATTTCCTGCAAGTTTTTGGCTGTTTCCCATCAAGAAATTCTTGACGAAGATCCCGCATATGACTGCTGTCTTGAATATTTTGAAACCCTGCTTGATGCAAATCAAATTTATTACCGGCATCATCTACTATCTCATCATCAGCAAGACAGCATGGTCTTACTGTGCCAATGGGGCTGGTCTCAAGGCTGACCCAGGGTAATACGCAGAACTTATCGTGTGGAATATTCATATTAATGCAGTCAATTCTGGAATAACATCTAGTATATTTTCGCATCGTATATAATCAAGCTCACTAGTTTTAGCCCAGAATGTATCGATTAATTTTGTATTATCAGTTTTATTCATAAAGGTAATAGCACTTTCAAATCCAACAGTTGCTCTATGTAATGTGTCCAACGGGCGCAGCCATTCTAAATGTTTTTCAAATTTTTGTTGTATCTGTTCTTTGTATTCGTTAGATGCGATATCAATTCTGAAATGCATTGGATCTTGCAAGATATTTACATTTAAATCTTGTGGAGTTATCAATCCTTTCTCGACCCAGGCTTTATGGAAATCGGGTAAGTGCAATGCATTCATGATGCTAAGTGTGGGTGAAATATAAAAGTCTACTTTAGGACAGATTTCTATCATATTTTTACGATTTTCTTCTACAACTTTCCACACAGTACCTTTACGAATATATTCTGCACGTGGACCCATGGCATCTAAACTGGCACCAACAGCAACACTTTCAAATTTTTTCCAATAATCAAATACACTACGATTTTTTAGTTTCACTTGTGTAAAATTTGTATTGTATATGAGTCTTACATCAAACCGTTTACGACGTTCTAATTCTTCGAGGATAAGATAGTGTTCTTCCATCATTAGTGGTTCACCACCGGCAAAATATATTTGTTCGACATGATCGATATGTTCTATTAGCTGTTCCCACATATCAGTTTCATGTTGCCCGGCATAGTTTAATGCCGTGTTTTTAATCGCCCATTCGGGACCGGCAAGTTTGACTTGATCTTGATACCATTGGCTTGAAAATATAGATCCACAGCTACGGCAACGGAGATTGCATAAGTTGCTAAATCGTATATCCCAATATGTCATGGCAAATTCATCCACATGTCCTGTGTCTGTTGTTTGATCGATACGGTCAATTTGATGTCCGTGATGCTTGTTAGCACTTTTACGTCCACTGAAGAATCCAGATTGTTCCTGCTCGTAGCAACGTCCACATGCCACATTGGTATTTTCGGACAACATATCAACCCTGAGTTTCTTTTGTGGCTCGCTGTTCCATATTTCTTTAAGTGTATTAGTTTTACAATTACCAACGGGATAGTTCATTTCTGAGTGACAGCATGGATACGCTTCACCAGTTGGATATGCATGTAAATGGATCCAAGGATAGATGCAAAATGTTTTTGATTCGGAGAGCAAAAACTGTTTCTTTTTGTCAAGATCGGCTAATTGGATCTTAACTGGATCGGTGCTGCTATAATTATATGCTGTCATACCATTCTAATAGGTTGGGAAATGTTTGGGCAAAGTTTTTGCCACGGCGTTGATCGTATTGTGTATAAAATTGTTTGAAATCATTGTGTAGCTTGGGCATGTCAAATGCATCACTATGTGGGGTTTCGACTACGTCAAGATAATCAATTAATCGTTGGACCTGATTGATTTCGTGTTCGTGTAACAATTTATTTGATGCATTGATATTTAACCACGCTGTGAGCTTGTGTTGATATTGTGTACGAATTTCTACTGGCAATACCAATGGGCTTTGGAAGCTGGGGAATCGCAGTATATTAAGTGTGAAATTTGGAAAATCTTTACCATATAAGTGTTTTAGCTCAAGCATGTGATCTAAAAAGTTTGGTAAACTGTCGAGACATAGCGCATTGATCGTACACATTACATGCACAGCACGAACAGTGCCACTTGTGATAAGTGTTCTCATATTCATAAACCATTGTGCGTAATCAAGACCATCTCTAATGTATTCTGCTTGTGCCGAAACTGATTCGCAGCTGGTATAAACTTCAACATGTGGCAATGGACGTATTGCTTCGATAAACTCTTGTAGTTTGTCTTGCTTGAGTCCAAGATTACTGTTAATTGCAAGATGTGTGGTGCTCTTACCTTGGTTAAGTTTAAACCATTCTATTAGTTTCCAAGTTTCGGCTGACATCAATGGTTCACCACCGGTGATGCGTAGCTCTTTAAGAGTACGGTGAAGATCAGTTTCCCACCAACGAAAGAATGCATCCACATATGGATTAGCTTCGCCAAATTTGTATAGTTGTGCGCTGTCATGTGGATGTGTGAAATGATTACGCCCATCACTTATTAGTCCGGTGTATGCTCCGTTGGTTTTAATATCCTTTACCCATGTGCTTGAAAATGCAGGATTGCAATAGCTACAGGCAAATTGACATGTGCGATCAAATGCAATTTCTAAAGTTTGAAGATCTACATCAGCAGCAGGATCCATATCAAATGCACGTTGTAGATCTTCTTTGCTGTAAATTTTACTTTTGTACACACGATCGCTGATGTTATTACGACCGGTGTCCTCTATTTTCCAACAGTATTCACAGCCTGCAGGACGTTCTCCACGTTGCATCATTGCACGATCTAATTTCTTCTCTTTGGTATTATGCAATGCTTTTGGGTTTACTTTAATATCTTCCACATTTACTTTATGTGCAGGTGGATGATGACAACTGGTACTCATACCTGAGCCTAACCATATGGTTGCATTATAACTTTTAGCAGCACACCAACTGGCGCTTTTGCTATCAAGTAATTGTTGACGAAATTCGAGATCGGTCATATTATATATTCTTAGCGTGATATTGACATTGCTGCCACCATTCGCTCATTTCAGGAAAGGTTGTTAAGAAATCCGTGCCGCGGCGTTTATCGTGCTCATTAAAGAATTTCCAAAAATCAGCTTTGTTCTTATTAAGATATGCTGGATCTAATTTCTGTCCATCACGCATCCAGGCTATGTCGCGGTCAAGACGTGCCAATTCATAATCTTTAAATCCTTTAAAAGGAGCGTCTTCTGTTTCTATTTGGCGAATCATCCATGCCCATAATAGTTCTAACTGATCTGCATAGCTCTCAGGTAACAACTGTAGACTTTGCCATGCAGGCTGACGTAATACCGGAGTATCAAACCAAACACGTTGATAGGTATTGCTGTATAGATGTCGTAAGCCCAGTATAGCTGCAAATAAACTACCAAGCCCTGTTACAGATAGATTATTCATTGTTACGATAAATGTAATACTGTTACGCCCGGGAATCTCTGTTAAAAATTGATTAACTCTATCCCATAACAGATTAAAATCTAATCCATGCCGTATGTATTCTGCTTGTGCGCCGAATGAATCCAAGCTTACATATTGCATAAAATGTTCAATATTGTCTTTTTTGCATAAGCGTTTGACATAGCTAAGATATTTTTTCCAGCTTTTTTCATCGACGGAAAAGTTACTTGTAACATTTAAATGTAGATCCGGCTTTGGATTAGCTAACACATAATCAAACACACGATATGTATTTTTGTCCAGCAATGGTTCGCCGCCGGTCATACGGAAATGTTTTAGCTGTGGATATAGTTCGGGCCACCATGCCCAGAATGCATCCACATAGGGATTAGGTTGTGAGTGTGGTATTGGCTTACGACTTCCTGTGAAATGTTCCGGAGCATTATGTGGTATTGAGGTTAGGTAGGCCCCGTGGCGATCTATTTCCTGCTGCCAGGTGCTGCTGAATTGTGGGCTGCAATAGCTACATTTAAGATTACACGCATTGTTGAAATTAACTTCTACATAACTAGGAATAACATCTTCATCCCCTGTTGAATTTTTAATAGCATCAAAATCTGCAGCAGCCCATGGCTCTCCTGAACGATAGTGTCTATCACTAAGTTTGCCATTATCTTCCATATTCCAACAGTAGCTACATTCTGCTGGACGTTGTTGTTTTAACATAATCTTACGTTGATCTTTTTTGTATGCGGTATTATGCAACGCCGATGGATTGGATCTAATCGCAGATGGATCTATGGAATGCAGTGGAGGATGATAACATGAGTTGTTTAGTCCGGTTGGTAAATGTAGACTAACCTGTTTCCATTTAGCTAGACAAAGTGCAGGACCGAGATTGGTTTTCATAAACTCTGCATCATCTAAAAACTTTGATTTAAAGTTGGATGTAATTTCGTCGCCTTTATTACTCATATTCATGATTTTTTAAAATATTATCAACAGCGAAAGATTTAAACGGTAATAAATCAAATAATTTTTCGCCTCGTAAATTATCCAATAGTAATATGTGTGAGATAGTTTGCCGAAATAGAGTTTGATTAATATTATTGTTAATTAAATTTTTAATATGCAGTATTACATTATTGTTTATTTTATATTCAGATTCAAGTTTAGCAATTTTATCTAATGCTAATGATTTTAATGAATCAGGCATTACATCTAATGCTAAGTAGTCTGGGCCTGTTAGTATAATTAAGTTAATAGGAATATTATTTAATAATGCATACTTGTATAATTCGTCAATAAACCAAATATTTAAAATACTCAAAACTGGACTAAGATTAATATTAATATTTGATTTTTTTGAAAACGCTATTAGTTGTTCTAAATTTAATTTTATTTTCTCCCATCTGGCTCCGGATCTAATATACTCAAGCGGTACACCAACTGCATCAATACTACATTGGATTGTAACATTTTTAAATTTTTTCCAAATATCAATAATATTCGTATCTTTATATTTTATTGTGGTTAAATTAGTATTATACATTAATGATATATCAGCAGATTTTCCACTATCAATTAATTCATTAAGCAACACCCAATGTTCGCCGTTAATTAATGGTTCGCCACCAGTAAAATACATCCAATGTAACGAGTCGGTGATCAGTATATTTTTATAATCAATTATATCTTGATGTTGTACCACTGCCAACTTATCAAGTTCTTCCGCCCATTTACTGCTAAAATGTGGACCACAATATCTACATTTTAAATTACAAAGATTAGTATTTCTAATATCAACAAATTGTAATCCCACAGCTGATGTTACTTTGCTTTTAAACATATCTCTATAACTAGGTAGTTTGTGATATTCTGCTACCGAACATTTATTACACGGATGTTCGGGAGGACAGTCTTGTGTTTTTAAATCTACAAATCTATCGGAATTTACTAATTCGGATATAGGTTTTAAATATTTTGCGTCGATTAAACCACACGGACCAATTTTCCCATTAGAAAAAATAGTAACTCCGTGGTCAATTGCCGGGCAACGCCAAGTCATAATTATTTTACCAGCCTTCCTGCGTTCTAATAACATCAATTTCACGTGTCATAACACCAACATTATGCCAATTGCTGCGATAATGTTGTTTAAAGAATTTACTACCAGTGTCGTCTAACATGGTAATCGGCAAACCAAGTTGCGTAATCAAATCTTCGGACACACGACCTGCTAATAAATCCGGATCTGAATCCTGCACTGTGCCCCAGAGCTCGGTTAATGCATCAAAGTCTTGAACCCTTGTATGATCCCAATTAGTAAGCATGGTCATGTAAGTACCCATCCTGGCGCCGGCTATGCTCCAACTGCCATACTCTACATCACGACCAACGTTGTGCCATATAGTAAGATGATCAAGATTACGCTGATGTACTTGAGTTTGAAATTCTGTCAATGTTGGCTTTGCTCCCTTGTTCAAACACATCTTAACTCCTTCTCTAAATCCTGCACGCCAAGCATGATAGGATGATTGGTTAGGATATGTTGTGCTATAACAATCATGCATGGGCCAATATAATGGATCAAAGCAAAACTCTACTTGAGTTTCGGCTCTGCCATCTGTGGCTTCGTGTGTTTGCATACGGTTAACAAAATCTTTTGTCCAGCTGCTTATTCCTCCATTGCCGTACATGAGTCCATTTACATGGTTACGAGCACGCCAACGATATACAGCCTGTTGCCATTCTACTGTGGGAAATGACAATGAAAAATTGAAAAATTTTTGGTCAGGCATGTTGTCGCCATCAATTAGAATAAATCGATCAGTTGCGCTTGCTGCTGCCGCTGCTTTATGTGCTGCATCGCTACCTTTAATTCCATCAATTCGTTTGGCCCATGGGATCATGTTTCGAATTTTAATCCAGAATTCTTCTCGATTTGGTTCATCAAATGTAAGAAAAATTACATCAAGATCAGCAATGTCAATTTGTGTCATAGTTCTTTAAACTCCACTGTGTATGTATCTGCATAGCATCCACTACCACACATATATCTTGAGGATCGCAACAGGTTCCCGGAGATATTGGTACTAGCTTTTTTGACTGTGAGTGAATATCGATTTTTACTAGTTGTCCGGCTATCACACGAACCATCATTGATGCGGTTACATAAGCTATTGGATCTACATCTATATACAATCCGGGGAGATTCTCCATAGTATAGAATAATGGCATACCTTGTGCATCATGATATAATCTTCGGAATATTATGGGTGGTTCGTATGGCGGCAAGTTATTAAATACTGCCCAAAAATTATCAATAGTTTCGTTGCTCACTGTATGCACCAATCTTTGATATGGTAATGTACCGCACCCCATTGGGCTATGGTATTGATACGTAACCCTGGGTCGGTATGTTCCCACACAAGTTCTTGTGTCCAGTCTGATGTCCGAATTGGGATGATGTGTTTTTTCATATGTACCATGTTTGGTCCATAACCCGGCGGTAATGTAACTGTATCCGTGCCTAGAATTACTGCGGCTAATGCATACACAACATCAGTGGTAGGCTCTTGCTCAGCAAACTTTAATAACTTCTTAAATTGATCCCAGTTTTCGAATATCTTGCGTACCAACTCAAAGAATGCCTGAGCTGCATAACTTACCCGCCAATATGTAATACCGTTATATACATCCGGTAATTGATTTTCATCAAATACACGTCGATAGAATCTGTTGTGACTTGTTTGATCGTAAAAGTCCCGGCAGCCTTGACTGATAACAATGTCACGATGTTCAAACAATGACCACCAATGATCTATTGGACTGGCGATGAACACGTCAGCTTCTAGTTTTATGGTTTGGCGAAACGGTGATGCTGCAAAGACTTGCCAATCATTTGATAGTTTCCAACTACTATCGGGATCTTGATCTCCGTACGGTAATTGTACCACATGATCAAATATTGGATCTATTATAGATTGATTTGTCAACAAGCAAACATTTGCAGCAGGATGCCAGGCCTTTATGCTGTAAGCAAGTTGCTGCGCACAGGCTGTGTAATCATTGTTGGCTGTGTTGATAGCTGGGATTAGATATCCACGTTCACAAAGAATTGGCAACTATATCTCCTAGATGACGTTTTCCCATGGCATGGAAATCTTGACCTTGCAATGTCATCCAACGTGGCTGTTGTTGTGCTGTGACAAACTCCACACGGTAATTATCTTGACTTATCTCAACCACTTTGTGCTCAGGTGTGATACTAGCAAGATCCCAGGGTATGACAGGGTAGGTAAGAACATGTCCATTAACAAGACTTTGAGCTATTGTTAGGGCATGGTCGTTACGATATGCTGATCTTGCGTTGGCATAGAGATTTACGTAGTGTGGCCAATGATCACGTACCATACGCATGCTCTTAAAAATAAGATCAGCTGTGGTGCTGCGTTGAAATAACATAACAGTGGCCCAGGACATGGGCATACGATGTTGACCAAAATAATTAAGATCATCAAAATCTCGTAAATTGGTTATGTCATACGCACATGAATGTGCAAGGAAGTCTTGATTCGCTGAAAACAAAGTGCTGAGTTGATTGCTTGCTACTACATAATCTGCATCAAGCACCAAGGTCTGCTGCCATGGCGAGATGTTATATGCATCCACACGGTCTGCATTGTACCAAATTACATTACCATCAATGTCTGCAAATTGTCTAATGCTGCCTGCTTGTGGCTGCAGATGTATAATCTTATCAAATGTATGATCAGCAGGCAGTATATCTGCATCGGTCACGATACACACCGGAATGTTTAAATGTCGATGTATATTTTTTGTAGACCAAGCAGCCAGTGACACATAATCAATATACTCATTATTGAATGCAAATATCAACGCGCCGGTTATCATCTTTGTTGTGTAAGTGCGGTGTATTCTACCAGCCATGCATTCATTTGTTCCTGCCATCGCTGTTGGCTTAACGCCATGAGTTCTGTGGTATCGATTTTTACAGGAGTCTCGTAAAGATCTAATAACACTGCTTCACCAATTTTACCACAAGTAAATATAGTTGACTGTAATTCTGGACCGGCTTGCCACATACCTCCGTGACTTGCAAATAGCAGTTTAGCTTGATATTTTTCTTTAAGAGTGCGTTTGGCCGCGGCATGATCAAATCGTGCTCGAGAATGTTTAATCAATTCATCAGTATCCATGTGATAATTATATAGGAAAATTAGGCAAAAGTAAAGGGCCAATTGGCCCTTTATCTAAGTCGATTGTCCGATTATGCAACCGATGCAGCTACTGTAGGTGTTCCCCATGTGGCGGTGAGATTTGTTGTTTCAGGTGGAATATACGTAACCACTGTGGCTGGTGCTGTTCCAAATGTAGTGAATGGACTGGCAGTATCAGTACCACCTGTTATAACAGAATTAGCAGCAGGGCCGCCTGGATCAACCCAAGTTGTGGTCAAGGTCAGTACTGTAGACGTTGCACTGGCTTGAATCCGTATGTATTGGCCGGTATATGGTGAGGTATCTGCATTTTGCTGGTAAATGGTAACTGGCGTGCCGGTAAGTGCATACCATCCAGTTGTGGTAGCTAATGTGTTTGGTGTGCCAGTTCCGTTAATCTTTGTAGTTCCGGTATAAGAAACACCATTAATAGTTTGTGCTCCGCCGGTTATGTATATCTGTCCGGCTAATGTGCCAGCCAAATCATTCCATTCTGCATCTGCAGGTAATCCGGTGCTGGTTTTGCTAAATGCACATTTAATAATGCCGCCGGCATTGAAGAAATATCTGGCTGCATCGGCTGTGGCAAAAGTAACAGTGTGAGTAAAAGTAATAAGCCAGGCGCTGGTCCCTGATCCAGTATTTGTGGTCTTAGCAGAACTACCAGTCCAGGTTTTATATTCAGTGCCGGACGATACTGCATTACCACGATTTGTATTACAATTAGTAAGATCGGTATTAAGAGCAGCTAAAATAGAAATAAGGTTGCTGGCAACAGGACTGGTTCTTGTTGTTATTGCTGTTCCGGTATGTGCTGCTATGCTGGTGATCCTGCTGCATAATGCCGACCAGTTTGTGGCAGTAACAGTGCTAGCTGCGGCCACAGTGCCCAGCGTAGTACTTTGCCCATACCCACTATTAGTACTGCCGGTGCCCCATATGCTATCTACATTTGCCCCTACAGTGGTACTTGCAAATCCATTATAGTCTGTGGCTAGTATTATGTTACCTGCTGAATATGTCATTCCACTATTCCTAGTTTATTGTTACAATGGCTTCTACCGTGCCACTATCTACATCTAATTTATCGGCCAATGCTCGACCAATTACATTAAATGCTGTGGCTTCTCCGGCACGTGCGGCTCGGGCCAATCCCGCCCCTGCTGACACAAGACGATCGCCTTTGCAAACCTTACCGATTACTTGAACCGGAACACGTCCAGTCATTGCAATCGGTGGATGTGTTGCATCTGATCCAGCACCGCTGTTCATAAGATACGCCGCCTGGGTACTGATCACACCAAACACCCGCTCGCTCAATTCTTCCTGTGCTCTTGTTATTTCTTTTGCACCGCCAAGTTCCATTATGGTACCTGCTGAGTATACTGCATCTGCTGCAAAACGTTCAGCAACGTCAGCATATAGTGCTGAGGTGGCTTTGGCAAAGATTGTATTGAAATATGAGCTTGTGCTGCCAATATTGCCTACCGCATTGCTATTAAGATTGGTTAGGCCAAGCACACCAATCTGTCCGGTGGACCCAACAACGGTCAATGCATTTGTTGGCAATCCAGCTATATTAACACTCATAGACAGATTTCCGTTTGATGTTTGATTGGCAATAGTAGCTGCTGTGCCTGCTACACTTACTGCAAAGTCGCTGTTAGAACCAACTTTTAATCCGGTGTTATTAGTGACAGATAATGTGCCGGTGGTAGATGTATTGGCATCACTACGCATGAATTGTGTGTAACTTAATCCGCCGACTGAGTTTGAATCGGTTGATGTGCCCTGGAACAGTGGGATTTGAGTACCGATCAATGTACTAAGTGTTATACCTGGACGTACAGTGGTATAGCCTGACAATGCCACTTGTGGTGTAAATGCGGCATCTTTGCTAACGATGCCGACTATCGCATCTGACACATATAGTTCAATAACCACATGGCTCACTGCGGTATTATCAGTAATAGTGTTAACGATTGCGCCTGTTGTTCCTGTGCCTGAAGTAAACGCCGGGCCAATTAATAAGAATGCTGTTCCGGTCCAAACTTTAAGTTGTGCATTTGTTGTGTCATACCAAAGATCGCCTGTGACATTACTAGTAGGTGCGCTGGCGCTGGCAGTTGCTGCAGAAATAGTTTTAAATGTGCTGCCGTTGTATACTTTTAGTAAACTATTACCGCTATCCCACCACAATTGCCCAGTAAGTGGTGCCGGAGGTGCAGTTGTATTGGATGCATTTTCCAGTAAATGTATGAAGTTATCGTCTAGGAATTGCCCGTAACCAGCATAGTTTTTGCCCACCAAAGTCATCGAACTGGCGGTGTTGATAGTACCATCTGCTATTGAAGCAAATATTGCACCATCTGTTAGATTAATTGTATATGCCATTTTTGTTTACCTTATCCTATTGTTTGAAATATTCATATTCATATTTATGCCGCACTTAGATTAGTCAACGTCTGAATTCTCAACGTATAATCAATCTGGATTTGGCGATTTAAACTCTTTTGCACCGGATGAAAAATAACATGGGTAATCAACCGTAAATTTGTTGCTGATCCATTCCACACCTTAAGCCCAAGTTCATCAAATACATATTCACCATTGAAATTTGTGCTATTATCAAATGCTTGTTGTCCGGCCGGTTCGCCATAATCTAGCAAGCATGATACTAATATATCTGTATATACTTTGCCGGTTGTGTGTAACACAGTCATTTTATTATTTAACGGATCTGTATCAGCAGCCGACCTATCATCAACTACTTTGGCGTAAGTTTCATTATACAAATCGGCATTCTGCCCGGTTGTATTTGGGGGAAGATAGGTAATAACCCCAGTTGGATCTACCGAACTCCCACCGTTACGAAATGCCATAAGATAAATGTATCCAAGATCTCTATTGCTTAACGTCTGTGCCATTGCCACGGATATATTTTCGTAATGGATCGCATTGGTTTTGTCCACAAAAACTTCGCCGGTGATTGGATTAAAAATCTTTACAAATCCTTGTATATGTGCCATTCCTGCGCTGATCATGCTCGTTGCTCCACAAATATTTCCTTAGTTTCTGGGTCAGAAATTCGAACAAACGCTTCAACCGAAATAGAGCCAGTTTCGTTTGGGCGTTTAGGTGACTGCACTCCGGGCTTGCTATCTTTGAGATTTTCATTTGTTTGTTTCATGCTTTATTTACCTGGGCTACATACCACGCAAGAACCTTGCGGCCTGCGTATCTGTGTTCTGCAATGCGACTCCATCACTGGCTGTGTTTATTCCTGGTGCGTACCATGTTACTCCCTGACGTATAAGAACAGTAATTTGCACTCCGGCAACTGGTGCTGTATCAAACTGTACTGCCACAGGATTATTACCAATAATCGTATACCCTGTTAATTCTGTCAATAAGATTCCACCTACATATACTTCTACCGCTTCATTAATCAACGTACTGTCATCACCTGCAAGCACTACATTATCTGCGGTAAACAATGTGGTAACACCATCTGCCATAAACTCATTATAATCTATGTAGTTTTGGAATTCTTGAGCCAATAAATTACCACGACCCAGATCATATACTATGGCATTAACTGCATGTGTTGCTGCACCAGTTCCGGCAGTGCCACGACGTAACCCAGATACAGTATTGGATACTGTATCTCTTGTGCGATACATAATACGCTCGCCATCAACTGTGAGCACACCCCAAATATTAATAGCAAGGTCTGGTTCTGCAAGAGCTGCGGCATTTGTCACATACATAACATCATCTGTCGCACCCAGTGTGGCTGTCAGTGTTGTGGTTGTATCTGTTGTGATACGGTACGTTGCTTGCACTCCACGCATGTCCTGGAAGATACGGAAGGCCATTGCACCTGGTGCAACGCTGTTGGTGAACAGAGTTATCATCATGACATCAATTGCATTTATGACACCAGACGTTAATACTAATTCTTGTCCGGACATGGTAAACCCTGAGCCATAAAATAATCGATTACCATTCAGAGTAACCCAAAGCCTACTGGTGTCTATAATTTCTCTTTCTAATATGAAATTATTTACAGTGATAATTGATCCTGCTGCATAATCAAAAGACCCAGAAGCACCGTCCACTGTATCTGGTGAGTAGACTGTGTCATCGTATCCTTCTTGAGCTACGACATTTTGGGTTATAGGGCCAACAAATACCTGCGTTAATATATCCTGCTGGCGAGTGTCGTTCCAAGAAGTTACGGCTATAATGCTACTATCGTTAGGAACTAATCCGCCAGTTGCATTAAATGTCAACGTATTGCCGGTTACTGTATATTGGGCATTTGTGCTGACTGTGATTAACACCCGAATACCTATTGTTGGCGGAGTGATAAACTGTATCGCTCTTGGTGATCCACTTAGTGGATCATATGCTTCTACTGTATAAACTATTCCCTGTGTTTGCAATATATCGTCAAGATATACACGTACTTGGTTGTCAGCTATTAATGCAGCACTCATTCCAAGACGTTGTGGTAAAGCATAAGCTGTACTACCATCACCATAATATTCTGCACCGGCTGCGCTTCAAGCACGTATACCATTCACAGTAACAAACAAATTATCCGGATTGGTAAAGATCATTGCATTAGTAAGAGTATAAGTTAATACTCCAGTTACACCATTAATATATTGTGTCTGTGGTGTACTCCAACTATAAGCCACGGTAGACGAATCAACTGTGGTTACACCAATTGCAGTTAAATTAACATAGTCAGCTGCTGTGTATGTTGTACCAAATAGCACTTGAGTTTGACTGTTTGTTAAATCAGTTAATGTATAATCTGTTGTGTACACTCCGTTAACAAATACTGCTAGTTCTTGTATAGCTGTATACATCACTGGTACGATAACTGTGTTACCAATCGTTGCACCATTGTATGCATTGCGAAATAATTGATTGCCACCACCGATTCCATACACACTCACAGCAATTACATCACCATTTGACGCACCATTGATAATTGTGATGATTTGATCTGGCCAATTTACTGTGTAGTCTGTTCCAAGATCCAAATCGTCTGTGCTTGTTTGATTACTGACTACAACTTGTACTGGATATTGTATAGCGTCGGCAAAGCTTGTGGTGTTAGCCACGGTATCGTATGCAAATTTAAATTCAATTTCATTAAATCCGTGTCCATTGCGATCCCAATCAGCACCGGGGGTTGTGTAGACACGCATGTCTAATGTATCAAACTCGCTACCTGGTATTAACTCTTCTGGAGCATAGCTGCTAAACACGTCAATATATTCACCACCAGCTATATTAACATCCGTTGCTCGTGTACCAAGATACGGATCAACAAAGGAACTTTCGTATATGGCGTCAAGAATAGCAGGGTCGTATGTGGGTTTACCTTCTGGACCATACGATAAATTATCAAATGGATTGATATCATAGTTGCCAACATCAAATCCCGAATTTTGATCGTAGTTTACCCCTTTGACCTGAAGTCCAGGATATTCAACCCCATCAATTAATAATGGCAAACTAAGTCCAGGTTGATTTACAGTTGGTGTGTATAGACCCATGGTACGATCAACACCACTTAATGTTTCGGGATCAACCAATAACCATTGATCAGTATTAAATGTAGTTGACGAGTGTGTTATTTTTACGGTTGGATTACTAAAAAATCCACTTAGTACTACACCATTTCCTATTTTCGTACTTGTAACACCTGTTATGTCATTTGTAAATCCAGCTGTAATAATTGGGGTACCTATTGAATTTACTAAAATTATTATACCGCCTGTTGTGTGTTCGAGTACTATGGCTCCATTACTATTAATGCTCGCAATAACATACGGCACCGACGCTGCTGTAATTGCAGCAACAAACGCAGCGGGTGTTGTACCAAGTAATGTTGCTGTTACAAAAGCTGTCGTATTTGGTGTTCCTGGGGCGGACGCACTAATAATAAATTTATCGTTGACAACAAATGGTCCTGGCGTATTGTCATTGCCGGTTATAATAGTTGCACCAGCAAGAAATCTTTTAAACGGTGCATATCCAAGTGTGGCAGTTGAATCGACTTGTGCATACGTAGTACCTATTGCAATATTAATACCACCGCCAACTGGATCAAGTGCATAAATTGCCGATGCAGTGGTTTGATATATTACAAATGGGAAGTTAGCAGACCAAACTTGATTGGCATATCTAACTTCCGTACCATTTGCATATTGTATATTTGGTTCCCATTCTATAATAGTAGAAACATATTGATATCTGTCATATTTGATAGTTGTAGATATCGATCTTATAAGACCATTACCCATCACCACAACTGCACTTGCCCCGGCACCATTACCACCATCAAATGTTATTGTGGCATTAGTAGAATATCCAGATCCTGCATCTGTGATTATAACACCAACAACTTTTCCAACACTGTTAATAACAGCAGTCATACTAGCCGGAGTAATGCAGGTACCTGTCACTGTTACAACTGGTGGTTCGGTATATCCCGAACCAGTGTTGACAATGTTCACATCTTGGATACTTAATAGATAGTTGTTGTACCAATTGGTCCAAGGCCATTTAGTCCATATCGTACTATCTGCAGCCGTATCACTGTTAAAATTATTAGTGCCAGTGCCCATTGCTGTACTGGCAGTATACGGCAGCAATATCGGACTTATGTATTGTGGTATTTCGAGATCAGCATTATAAAATGCAGGATTATCAAAGTCGGCTAAACTGCCTGGATATACATCTTGTCCATTATATGCTAACTGCAATTCTCGTATTTGAACATGATATGGTTTAACTTCTTGTATGTAATCTACAACAAATTCTTGGTTGTCTCTGCTATAAAGTTGATATGGTATCAGTTCACGAATACGATGCTCTACATCAATTAAACTGGTTTTGACTAGCCACTGTGGGGCGGCGGACTCGCTCAGAATATAATTAAACATAAGAATCAATACGCGATTACGTTCTATAGCTAAATCATCGATTAATAACTCTTGATTAATAGCTTGGATTATCTTGCGTGTTTCAATCACCGGTTCTTTGTCGAAATATTGTGCATCAAATACTTCAATGACAAATCCAAATCTACCAATGGAATAGTCCCATAATTCGGCAGAGAATGCAATGGTACCATCTTCAAGCCCAACCCGATCCCATCCAATCAATGTGCGAAGATAAATTTCATATTTGCCTTGTGCATTTGCTGTGACTTTAACGCTGCTACCAACTGGGACAGATATTGTATCTAATGCTGAGTATGTTGCTACTTGCGCAACTGGCTTTATACTGCTATTATATCCAGGCAAGTACCAATTGATGTAGTTCCAATAGTTGCGAGTATCATATGTCTGCACCCGCAACAATTGTGTAGTTTTTTCTCCGGTGACAGCATTGGCTATAATAACTGTGTATATGGCCCAAAGACCATTATTGCTACTGTCAGAAACGATAAGATAGTTATAGCCAATAGGCACTATTTTTAAATTTTGATAACTAAGTTCTTCAAGATTGGCCAACCGTTTGTTCCATGCACCACTGGCAGAATTTGGTTCTGGTTCACTGCTATTCAACAATGTAAATGTACGAGATTCTGCCATTGGATATTGTTTTATTATGGCATTTACTCTAGTAAGATAGTTTTGTAATGCTACATATCTGTCGACAAACATTGTTTGCCTTGGGCGGAATTGCACACCAATTTTTTCAGCATCTGACAGATTTGGATCAGGTACTTTTGCACCGGTGGTATTTACACCACAAAAACTATCTTGTAACTTGCGGTATAATCCTGTACTAATAAAACTACTAGGTCTTCCGTCGGTTACTAATTCATATTCAATATGGATATTGTCTGAATTAAGTTTCTTATCATACTCTATATGTAATATAGTATCCTGTGCTGAAATAAATTCTAATCCGTTATAAATTGCTATTGTACTTGCATCAAGTGCAGCAATATAAGGGATGCCACTGCTTTTTGGATTTTCTATGTAACGTGCAATGCCAACAGTGCTAAGTGTTTTTCCAGCTGCGGAGTTCACCGTATCAATTCCCGTAACCCAGAAATAATAATTAGTAGAAATTATACCATTAGACCCCAGTCTAGATAGAACAGTATATCTAGTTGTTGACAATGGCGTGCCTATGCCAGCATATTGACTCGGTGGCGTACTACTTGCTACCCATTGGTAAATCTCGATTCGACTGCCGGGAAATAACTGTCCCCATCTACGACTGGCATACACAATATCATCCTGGTTAGGATCAATAAATCTTGCTGAGTTTGTATCCCACCATATTTGTCCAACTCGATCCTGTGCCCAATAATTTCCATTATTATTTACTGCACCGGTATTGTATTTTGCAGGATCTACAGCACCAAGGAAATCAATATTCTGACGGGCAGCACCGAGTATCTTTCCTTGTAATGGATTGAAGAAATCAAAATATTGAGTCTTGGCTGATAATAGTCTATCATACATGTAGATCGAATCTAATAGCTGAACATCAACAACCGGTTGCTGCGTATGTATCACAGCCCAGGCAGATGTTTGTGTAGTGTTGTCAAATATGCCCACACGACCATAATTGGCTGTGCTATCGTCAATATTATCATATCCTGGAGATCCTACTAGTAAGCGACCACTGGTATAATTAAGTGAGGATCCCCATTGATCTAATTCTTTAAGTTCACTGTCATATATTTGTTGTCCAAATACTAAATTTCCCGGATTGGTAATTGATGGTGTGGCACTTGGTAGATAGTCAAATGTATAAACTGCTCCACTTTGTACAATTACGCTAAAGAAGCTTGTACTGCTATCATCAAAATAAGTAGTACCTTGGTCAAATGTTAGTGGCGTATACACATTGCCGCCTGGCGCACCAACTACAAGATTTACCGCACTGCTGTCAATGAATACTGCGCTGCCAAATTTAGCATAATAATCTACACGTGGACTAATAAGCGTCTGTGCATACGTGTATTCTTTAAACCCTAGAGCAGCAAATGCTGTACCAACAGTCCCTGGCAGTACACTAAGTTTGTTAAATTCATCAGCAGCTTTATTATCGATAACTGATATAGTTAACAATCCTGCAGAAACAGATGCCATTACATTTGGTATACTTGCTGCATTTATTGCAGCAGCCAGGCCAGTAACCGTTTGATTTGGAGAATTGGGCACAGCAACTGCGGTATTATTAATACGTATAGTATCGCCATTGTTGAGCACTGGATTAGCAATAGTAGAAGTTATAACTCCAAACAATCTAGCTTGATTAATATGACGTTCAACAGAACCGGCGCCCGACAGTATAGAACTATCTCCAGGTGAGCCTACATAAATGCTGCAATTTCTACTACATACATCAGTTGCAGCGCCAAACAATGCACCGGCTGCTGGTACATTTGCCGGTATCTTTTGTACCAATGTAAATATATTGCTTTCAATTTCTAATATATCACCAACAGCAAGTGTAACAGAGTTTGAAAGTACAACATCGGTTCCTACAACAGCAAATTGACCATTCATAATTTGCGCATCGTTTGTAAGGAATTGATTGTTTAATAGTACTGCCACAGGATTCACAAAGTTAGCCGGCATTGCGTAGGTAAGCTGTGTTGGCGTGTTGATAATATATCGTGACACGCTACGATCAATAGCATAGATAGATCCTGCAGAGTTAGTTGCACTTACCGTATCATTAGAACATCCGATAATTACCTGTCGACCATCTGTGGTTGTTGACACACTTGATCCAAATCTTGCATTAGCTGGTAATCCAGGTACTTTTAATGCACTGATATTTTCAAAATAACTACGGGCAGACACTATTATAGTTGCACCAGCAGCTGGTACTGTAACAAATACAATTTCCATTGCGTATAATGCGCTATCACTATTAAAGTCATAATCTATGTGTGGACGTTGTAGAACACCATCAACCGTGACTGTAAATGAATAGATATTTGTAACAGTGTATAGATATGGATCTATTGCAAATATTGTTGTATTGCTAACTCCGCTACCAGACTTAGTAAATCCAGTTATGCTACCACCAGCACCAATCGAAGTAATTGTTATGGTTATATTATTGGCAGGGCTTGTACCACCATCTACTGTGGCAGCCAGGATTGTTATGGTATTTGCCACTGCATAATTAGTTCCACCTGCAGTAAGAGATACATTGTACACTCCGCGTGTGCGATCAATAGTAAATTCGGCGCCGGTTCCTACTCCTGATGTAGAATTTTGTAGAATATTATAATAACTTTCTTGGTCTAATTGATATGAAGAACGTCGACGTATTATAATTGGTAAGTTAGCCACTGGTGCTGAATTAAAGATTACATCAGTCGCACTAACTGAATAATCAACATTTAATATCTGTAACATATTATTAACTACTACATTTAGCTGCGCATCATTGCTTATTTCGATCGTGTCAGCGTAATTATAAAATGAAGTATATCCTGTGCTGGTATAAGTCACTGTTTGATTATCGTCAACGTCAACTCTGCCATAAGCATATACTGTGTTTGCGCCCGGAGCACTAATATACATCCATCGTTCATTCAAACTCATTGTTACAGCATATCCAAATTCTGTTGATCCGAAGTTTTGATCAGGTGCAGTCAATAACTGTAACTGTTCGAAAACATTACTAGCTGAGTTGCGATAAATTACTGCTGCATATCCTTGATTATTATTGCTGGAACTTGCACCAGCAACACTCCAGGTATTGGTTCCAGTATCAACGGCATTGCCATATCCTTTAGTACCGGTTGCTCCTAGTGTTAATAAAGTATTTTCAGCATAATTACCCTGATTGTCTGTGAGATAAGTGTAAATTGCCCCGGTATTGTTATAACCTGACATTCCAACTAGAGCTGCTGTATGATTAACCGATTGTGCTACAGCAGATCCAAATTTTGCTCCGGTTGGTAAGTCTGCTGGTTGCAATGATGTCCGTGTGTCAAATGGTTGTTGTTTCTCTAGGACCTCCCAATGTCCAAACCCATTATTATCGACCCAGGCACGCGCACCTGGAAGCAAATCAGTTGAATATGGTAAATTCGCAACATCACTTGCTTGTGCTACACGTTGAGTCTGAAGAAAATATGCAAGCCCTTGACCGGTTATAGTAACCGCTGCTTGCAAATCAATAACAACGGCTCCAACTGATGGGACAGCCAATACCCGATAAACGCCATTTGCAGTACCATCGACGAACTTTAAAATTATTATATCATTAACTGCAAGTAGTGGATCCGTAGTAAAAACCACTGTGCTTGTTCCATTTAGATTGCTACTAATCTCGGCAATAAAGCCAGGTACAGCCACGCAGCGATATATATTCCAATCATATTCATTACTTTTAGCTGCCCATACTGTGGTACCAACACCAATGGTACTAATAACTCCCGGTGCTAATCCAAGCTGTCCTTGTATAGAAAAAACTGTAATATCAACGTCATCGATATTCACATAACCGGCCGATGGTAATGCTGTGTCGGTTGGTACTGTAAATGTGGTGGGCAAGAAATTTGGAGATGTAAGTTTATAACTTTCTCTCCATACTTCATTTAGCAATATTGGCTGATCTGCGAGTGTTGATTCTCCAGGATTAATTAACTGTACTAGAGATGGGTCTGAACGAAGCAATGCTTCATTAAGTCTAAATTCGACAAAACTTTGATTAGCATTGGCTCCATATACTGCCCGCTGTATAGCCCAGTTTTCCCAAACATCATACTCGGCTACTTCTTTAGCAAGTTGTGCATTGGCGAACAGATCTATACTGAGTTTTGTTCCTTTGCTTTTTAGGAATTGCTGATACACATTTACTTGACTTACATCGTCGAGATTTAACGAAGTCATGTATGTTCTTGGTCTAAATCCAATTAAGCCATAACTTAATAAATCATTGTCTAATTCTAAATTAGCAGCATTAACATTATAGCTATTGGCTAATTGATTAGCTTTATTTGGAATATTAGCAAGTAATCCGCGCTGTATTTTAGTATAATCGCTCTTAACCCAATCGCTAAATTTAAAATTAGCACTAGGTTGTACAATGTTCTGTGCTGACCAATAATTGTTTTTATAGCTAACAATTTCTCCCTTGGCATACTTCCTAATAGGTTGCCATTCTGTTACTGTAGTATCATCGTTTAATATAAATCCCTGTGCATCTAGTTGACCATTCCAATCAGCACTAACTGTTGCAATTACATTTATTCTACCTTGTCTTGCTCCGGTAACAGGAGAATATATCAAGTCATTGAATATACTTACATTATCTAATACTACCATGCTTTCGTAACTAACAAATTTCAAATCAAGATATGAAATTGTCTGTGCAGATGCTGTAGAAACAGTGAAGGTATTTTCGTCTCTAACCACAATAAGATCACGAGCAGGTACTGTAGTTCTATTTTGATCAAGCACAAGATTTTCTTGTGTCATTAACACTATACTATCAACAATAGCTTGTGATTTTATTGCGGTTAGCGCACCTGCTGCTGGATTAAGACCTATAATACTTCCGTCACTCCATCCTTGATTGGCCCAATATAAAAATTCTTGTGCCATTTGATTCCAATCAAGTGCGTGGCCGTTTTCAACACCATCAAACATTAATCCTTGTCTTGATAGCAATGCGCCATAACTTAATAGGAAATCTACGACCATGGTGGCATTTGCTAATACATAACCATACGGAACCTGTGTGACAACATCGCTATATTGTGTCGGTACGGTAACAGATTCTCCGCCGGTACTTATTGTAGTCTTCAGGCCACCCGGACGACTGGTAAGAATCTCAAAATAAGGATTAGTTATGCTATAACCTAGTACTCTATATCCATCACCAGCATTTTGTATAATAACCGCACTGTAAATTATACGCTCAAATGGTTGATTCTTGTATAATAATAAATTATAACTTTCATCTGGTAGCAATAGACTACTATTTTGACTATTGGGGCTGGATTTTTCTGTATATATTTTGAGATATTGTTTGTCTGTAAATGTGCCCATGCGATAACATAATCTTACATCTAAGCTGGCTAAGTCGGCTGCTAATTTTGCAGAGCTATCGCGGCCCGATACTTGATTATAATCAACTATCCAATCAATGTAGCTGGCCTTGCTAACTCCACTACCATATACTTGAATACCATTGGCATCAAGACGATAACGATCGTTGTAAAGATATTGATTATAATCTAAATTATATTTGTAAAGATCTCGGTCAGCAAATAGACTGAAGAATTCTGCTGGTCGAGTTAGCGCCAATAAGCGCATGATTGCAAATGGATAGCTACTGCTCTTAATCCAGCTGGCTTCGACTGGGCCACCATCACCAAATACCCAACTTTTACGAAATTGTGAAGAATCATACACACCAACCACGCTGTTAAATGGGCTTAGTAGTTGTCCTTCTGTGCCAGTTGGAATAACATCGGTTAATCTTGGTCTTGCATACTGTGGTAAGATATATGTGCCGGCAGGGTCGGCAACAAGACCAAGTGCTAGATCATCCCATAACACCAAGTTATCTTGTGTGTATGGTCCCGGACCATATACATCTATCCACCAGGTGGGTATCTGACTAAAACCTAGCATCTGCCACGGGGTACGTTGCGGACTGTCTGTATCGTAGAAATAATTATAGATACCGCGCCAAGCACCCAATAATGGTGTTTCTCCAATACTTGTGTCGCCAGTTAAACGATTGCCAGCTGCACTATAATTCCAAGTAAATTCATTACTGGCGATATAATTCTGTGTAGAATAATTTAATTTATTCCAGCCTATCCAACTTAGAAAATCTGTTGATAATATCTCGTTTATTTCAGACAACGAATAGTCTGTGGTACGAAACTGTCCAGGTATGACTTCTGTCGCAGGCAATGGTATGGCGGAACGAATTTTAAGATTATTAAATATACGGGTTTCAAACTCTAATAAAATCTGATCTCGTATATCACTAAATGCAACTGTGATACTGCCATCATGGCCACGGATAACTACCGTGGGATTTACATAGGTATCATCTACAAAAATTTCTGGCTTATATGCAGGATATAAGCCTAACTTGGTAGGAGTATTAGGTACGTAATTACCATAAGTTGCTGCATATTCTTGTATGGTAATTACATCTCCAACTACTAGCGGAATAGTGATTGTAAGTCGCGGTCCATCTGTAGACACGATATAATCATAATTTAATGCCAACAATACGTCATTTACATACACCAACAACCCTTGATAGTTTGATGCGGTAAAATCATAAGTTGTTGTTAGATCAAATACTGGTGTTGATATTGCGGTATATGTCGTAACCGTTTGGGTATTGGTCGACCCAACAGGCAACATGTCACTCCAATAAAATGAATTTAAATTTGATTTACCATCATTTATATCTGAAAATGCAGAGGTTAAAATACCAGCCACTGTCTCATCGCTATAATCGTTACGGATCACATTATCCAATAATTGATTTTTAAATTTAATGTATTCTCTACTGTTGAAATCAAGTGCAGCAAAGATATTGTATTCTTTGCTACGCATAAAATAGCCAGCCATTGTCATCGGCGCACTTTGTTGCAGGATATTCATACCGTACGGTATGATGTCGCCGAGGTCACGTGTGTTGTTTGCTCCGTTAATTGGACCGGAGATAGCTAATAGATTCTCCCCTATGGTTTCGTAGTGAGCGCGGATAGTGCCAAGACTAAGCACTGGACTATTTTGATTTAATGGATTATTTTCAAGATTAACTGGTACTTGATAGAATCCTACACCGCTTGTCTGGTCACTTATTGCTGCTACTTCTATGATATCGCCGGGCACATAGATATCTAATAATGTTATAGTTGTAACAGTATTGGTACGTGCAACCGTATATCGGCTTGGATTTACAAATACCGATCCGGCATATAATTGTATGGCTGGAACACTGGTGTTATCATTCGTTCTAATATCCAGTCGCAACGGGCCACCATCATAGCTAAATCTAAACTGTTGACGTATCTTACTTTTTTCTATAGCAGGTTGCCAACCAATCTCTTTAATAAATGATATACGATTACTGTATTGTCTAACAACACCTTCACTAATATTTTCTACACTGCTAACACTATCAATTACATAAACAAATGTATCAGTGTATAGATTATTGGCAAAAACAATATCACCGATGTTGTTTAGACTTAGATATTTTAATGCAAACCCTAAAACGGGATCAACTGTACCTGATGCAGTTGCATAGGAAAATAACTTGCTGCCAACAAATGTGCTGCTTGGATATTTGTCTTTATTACTAAAACTAATACCGCTAATATCGTATATATTAAACAACGGTGCTTGATTAACACTAATTTTTTGTTGTGCATTAATCCATTCAACACCATCATACCAAAAACTCTTACCTTGTACTGTATCTCCAGCAAGGCATACTATAACCTGGTCTATTAGCACATCTGAATCTGCTGCCAGAACTAAATTTATAATAGGTTGTGCAATTAATGGTGGCACAGTGTCTGGTACAATAAATGTAACTTCATATATCTTGTTTCGTACTGCAGGATTCGTGTCGGCAGCAAATATCACTCTTGTGCCACTTACAAATGTATATCCATCTGTACTATATCCAATCGATCCATTGATATTACTTAAAGCATCAGTACTAGAAAAATCGATTATATCGATTGGTTGTTTTCCTTGTGTACCGTAATCATATAATCGAGTGCCGGCACGGTATTCTAATATAGGACGACGACCACGAAACGCATTATCAACAACCGGATTAGTGTTATTATAGGTTGCTGATGCATTAATAATATCAATGTGGAACCAGCGATTACTACGTGTCCACGAATTTAAATCCGGGCTGGCACGATTAATAGTAAGATAATCAGGTACCATTGGTATATTAAGACTTGAATAATCAGTTATGCTCTGCACATAGATTTCTGGAGTTACAAAATCATCCACTGACAATAGTTTAATTGCTGTACCAACTCCTTCGATATAATATGTTTGTCCTTGATAGATTGCAGGAGTTACTGCTCCGATAAATCGTACTTTTAATCCATTGGAAAAGACCACACCATTTGGACTTGTGTAGTTTTTTTGTCCTATGATTTCATCTATGTCAAGGATATCTGAACTTGTCTGATCGATTAAGCGTATTCTGCCGAAGATTTCTGGATCAGTTCCATCTTGATAATATAATGTATTTTGTATCGCCGACAACAATGGTATCTGTTCAAAGTATCCTTCGGCATTTTTATACCAATTGGTGCTAGAATATTGCGTACCGTAGTTAATACTGAATTTTTCAAGATTATTAACCGATTCAACACTGTTAAGTACCATGTATGGTAATCCGTCAGCATCATACACATATCGTATCTGCCATACACTATATCGTTGTGCTTGACTATCGATATTCGTAACTTGATCAAATAGTGTAGTATCAAATGTGCCCGGTAATCCTGGAGTGGCTGTTGGCGGCAATGGATCAAACTGTGTGGTTATTTGCCAACCACCATCCTCCGGATCAGCAATAGGATTAAGGAATATAATAGTTTTACCATTAAGTTCGGTTATGCCGTCGATGCTACCATTTTCTTCTAAAAAAGGAGCCACATATACATTATTGATTTGATTAAACTTTAAGGTTGGAACTACAAGATTAACCACACCACCAGCAATTACAGGAAGGGTATAATAAAAATTCTGTGCTGTGCTTGCCGGTACGTTGAATTGAACTATACCAAGATCTTCGCCGTTGTTAATAACGCCAAGCACATCTCTACTACTGATATTTGGTGCTGTTGGTAATCTACCATTTACGCCTGGTGTTGTTTGTATCCAAAATCCCGGTCCGGTTCCGGCTGTACCATCGACTATATTTAGAACACCATTCATGTTCATTTCTGTATCACTTGTATAATACAAGGTGTCGGGTGCATCTTGGGGAACAACAAAAGTTACTGTTTGCTCGAATGCTCCATTGTTAGTAACTCCAAGATCGTATGTTTGCCCTTGTCCAAGTACAGGTGCAGTTTTAATATAAAATCTGTAAGCACCACGCAGGCTCAAGTCAAACGCATAAGTGTTGCCGCGCACAAGAGTTAGCGTAGGATTATTAATATAATCTATTACGTATGCAGAATTACCGGCATTTGTTACACGATAGTTAACATCTTCTTTGGCATTTTGGGCTACAGTAAATGAATAGTTGCCCTGACGTACTAATGTTAGTGTTGGATTAGTTCCCGTTGCGCCCGAAAACGTGTAAACACCATTTGCTCGTGTCACAACAAAATTATCTGTACTCGGTACATTTTCCGAAAATACATCGACACTATCTGGACCATTTGGCAACCAATAGTATTGACTATAGTTTACGAATTTATCAAAATCTACAAACGGATCCCATGTATAATACTCGCTGGTATACAGTCGATCAGCACGAGTTGTTAAACTACCTTGTAATGCCAGAGCATCTGTAATACCTGGATATGTTATAGCATCGGCTATATCGGTAGAGTCAGGTTTTGTAATTATAACACCCGGTTCTAATTGATAATTGGCGCGAGTATCTGTAGTTTCTTTTACATAGTTATCGTTAGGATTTATTCCCGGACCAATTGCGCGGCCAACAAATCCTTGTATCTTTTTAAAATTTGGTTCTTGTACAAGTTGATCTAATGTTGCAGATAAAAATTGTCGATTTACTGGTGTTTGAAATATCTCAGGTAAAAAATCTACTGTACGAGTTCTTGCCATTATATGACTCCGCTGCCAGGGGCAGTGCGTAAATTGGTGCTGGTCAACGCTTCGATTACTTCAACGCTGTTGATATTGGCTGCATTAACAAATATCTGGTTAGGTGCTGATCTAATTTCATATAGATCACCAAAACTCTTTTGTAGATTCAATGGTACCAGCACGACCGAACTAATGATACTACCCATCTGTGCATGTAGATATGCTGCCATTTCTGAAAAATAGAATGTATCTCCAAAGTCCCACTTATCTATGGTAAAATAATTATTCATATTGGCTATAACAAGATTCTTAATTTCACTCACACTTGCATTACTACCATATGCCTTTATAACCTTGATAGTGGCTTGCAACTCTTTTGCTGCTTTGGCACCAAATAGCGGTTTAAATTCTACTGAATTCATTATCATTGTATCGGACAACATCTTATAGTTTTGCAATCCACTATATGTAGTTGTCAAAGAATTAATAGTAGGAGGTACTGGTTTGGGTACAGTATCAGTAATATCTTTTATATAATTTTGATATTGACTATAATATTCTCGTGTTACTACATATACGTCTATAATATTTGTTGTTCCAGGGTCTATTAGATTAGTTAAAGGACTATTATGTCTGTATTGAAAATACAAGTCTTGGCGACCAGTTCTGGCAATAAAATCATTGCGTAGAACTAGTGATCTAACTCCTGTTGTTGGATCGATTACAAGTGTATAAAATAATTCCGCAGTATATGCATAAAATATTTGCCCATCAACATAGGTATTTTTAACAAGTTCGATCTCATTCATAGTAGCATATTCGGAATTAACTATACCGCTTTCAACTAATAGATAGCGTTCAAGATTATCAAAATCTACAGTTTTTTGTAAGAATACTAATTTAAAGTTTGAAGCAACATCTGGTGCCACTACTTCTGTGAAGAAATCCGGATCATCTGGCACACCATCACCATCGGAATCTTGAAATGATACTAACACTTGATAATCGTCAACATATCCATCGCTTTCAACTGGCTGACCTACAATAGTAACATCGATGTCACTAGGAAAGGGTGCAGAAGAATCTGGAAGACTATTAGATTTTAATACTTTAATAAAATCTTTAATTACTGTGCCGGTGCGTGAATCATATATGGCTTGATTGCTATAGAAGAAAAATCTAGTCTGTAACACGCTACCAAAAATATAATCTAATGCTCTTGCAGTTGTTGTATAGGTAATGCCGTCTGTGAGAAATTCTACCACCCAACTTGCATCACTGCCGACACCGGCAGTACTACCAGCATTTGTTTGGCTCCAGGCAGCACCTTGATCAAGATTAGTAGAAGTAATAAGATACCATGTACCAGGCACACCGGTGATAGTACCCAAGCTATCAAACCCTATACCAAAATTACGCTGCAATACAATTTGATCCAACATGCTTTTTTCAAATGCAGCTGGCAGATCTGTTATTAATAATGGAATTACTTGTGTGGCAATTGCGCCAGTTGGTATAAAATTATTCAGTGCAATAGGGCCTGTACCATTTGATAAATTACCTAGACCTCGATTGGTACCATCACCTATTACTGCTGTTGGGCTTGCCCATAGTATTAATTTTTCGTCTGCTCTAAGCGGAGTTCCGGCTTGTAATCTATTGTTTGAATCAAAGTAATAACCAACCGGTGGTATAAATTTTACCAATGATCCAACTTGGATATATTTTTTATTATCGCTAGTATAGCTACCAACAGGGGCAGGTGCGCCAAGACTGTTTACAAAATATCCAGTAGTTTCATTTATTAAGGTAGTACTCTGATTCCAAGTAATTGCAAGTGGTACAAGATCTGGTCGGGGAAAATTAGCATAATAAAACTGCTGCATTTGAGAAGCAGCCAAGAGTGGTTGTACTTGATTAACAATAATATCATTGATCTCGTTTGTGGTTGCCCAAGTGAATAAGAATGTCGGTAAAGTATTTTCTTCATACAATGCACCATCACTACCAAAAATATTTGTGCTAGAATACTTGCCAGTGTTATCTACTAGATCTAGATATCTACTGGTACCGATGCTACTACGATTCAATGCTTTGCTTTTTATAATGCTGTTGTATGCAGTGAATGGAAAATTATTATAATCTTCGCCGTTGACCATACGATTTTGTGTATAATATCTAGCTGGCGCCCGTTGTTTGATTTCGTCTATAGTTTCTCTTGCTTGTGCATTAGATACTGGCTGTGTAATACCACAGGTAAATGTAATAGTTTCAAGTTGTCCGGTTCTGCTGACATAACTTATAGGCAAGCTAACTGCTTGCATTTCTTCAGGGTTGATGATATACTCGAGCCCGTTGCTGGCACGTACATAGTTACGGAACTGTCCAACTGGGATTTCGCTAAACACACCATCACCAAAATTTAATGTGATCTGATCGTTGGTTCTGCTTGCAACAGAGAACAGCTTTCTTAAACGTGCGCCTTCCTGCACCGCTGCAGAGGTATATACGCTTTCAACATACTGCCATTCAGATGCAATAGAACCAACATTATCTAATTGATATAACCAAATATCTTCGTTGTTGATACCTTCAATATTGATGTTAACAGTTCTGTTGCTTATGCGTTCTGTCAGATTGAAATCTTGATTCTGCAATGCACCTTGTTTGAATAAAAAGAAGTAGCCGGTATTAGCACTGGCAAATCCTAGTTGATCATTACGAAATAACATATTAAATACGCCATTTGGTTTTGGTGCTGGCTCGTAGATAAATTCTTTGTTAAGTGCAGTACTTGTGACGGCTTCAAATGGCATGCTTATACCATTAACTGTGGCGGTATATGGGATTACTGGCAAGTAGCCCGGAACCAAGTTAATACTATACTCGTCGGTGCGTACTCCTAATATGGTAGTACGATTTCCCGGACGGCCAACACGCTGAGTATTCACCATAGATGCATTTATGATAGCTGTGAATTGTTCTTGCCAATTTAAATTTGTAGGATCGGCCCAATTTACTGTGACGTTAGCAAGATTGATACCGTTGATGTCTGTAACATTTTCTGTGGTTTGCACAGAGAATACTTTGAGATATCCTTCAGCAGCACTATTGCGCTTAGGTGTATAGCTTACAAGATTAGCAAGTCGAACTACAGAATCTCTGCGTTCGGCTGTATCCATGTAATTTTCACGTGTGTTTAAATCTGTGCGGAATGCAAGGGCTTGACCCATGAATGCCATCACATCAAGTATGGCTATAAATTCTGAACTTTCTATGTAGTCATTAAAAGTTTCAGGGTAATAAAGGCGTAGATAGTCCACAAAACTTTTACGCAACGTTTCAAAATCGTAACTTTGAAAGTCTGCCTCACGGTAGGTTTGATAGATTCTTTTCCAATCCTCAACCCCGAATATTGCTGTTTGTCTTGTTGTTTTTGCCATAGTCAGTTATTTATGGACATATTAATCAGCTGATTTATACGTAACTGGCGCGGCGTGAACTTTGATCAAAAAATATTGCCAAACTCTCTGCATTGGTGCCCGGCACAAACACCAATTCAACTTGTATTAACATTCCATTTTCTTGTGGGAATAGCTGTAATTCGCTGATTTGCACCCTAGGATCACCTCCCACAACTCGTTGTAATTCTTGAGTTATCGTGCGCTGTGTATCGGCATTTTGATTTTCGAATAGATTATCCCATAAACTAGTACCATAGGAAGGTCTTCCTACTAACTGCCCATGACGAATATTCAAAGCATTAAGCAGATCTCGTTTAATAAGCTCATTATCAAGCAAAGTAAATTTTTTGAATTGATTTTGTGTATTAAACCCGATAAATGTTGTCATGATACTTTATTTATTTCCTCAAAGGATTGTCTGGAGCGAAGCGGAAAATTCCATCTTCGTCTGTTAACATAGGAGCAACGACCGATACTGCCACTGCTGCATCTGAATATATGATGTTGGGTATTTTTGCATTTCCAATTATATTTGAAACTAGCTGATCAAGATCTTGACGTTGTACAGTGTTATCATATCCAGATAGTGATGGAGCCACATTAAGTTGTGCAGAATATGCATCAACAAAATCTATAGCATACTGCCCTTGCCTTGCAGCCATTTGTATTTTACCGATCATATCCGGAGGTGATACTCCTACTATCCAAGCAATAACAGCATCTACCCCATATTGGGCAGCAGGTTGCACTAAGGCAGCTTGGAATCGCGCGCTTTCATCGCCGGTCATCATGCCAGTATCAATTAATCCCTGATAACTTCCTTGTAACAAGGCCTGTTGTGCTAAATTTTGTATCAAGGGAAAATTTAAATAGTCTAATAGTGACGTTACTCCAAGCAATCCTGTCCATACACTTGATTGCAGCAGAACTGCAAGGGTATCTGCGGGATCTTGTAAATACGTATCGATTGTTCCTGGTTTTAAAAATCCCGTTAATGTTAATGCTGCAGGACTTTGACCATACACTCCAACACCACGTGTGGCTATGTCGGCTCCGAGATATACTGGATCATTGCTGTCATTTAATTGCCAATCTGGCAATAACACACCATTGACATCGTATGCACCAATGGCAGATGCTACAGCAGTTTGTGCCGTTAGTGCAGTAACTTGTTGAGCTGTAAACATGTTATATCGATTGTCCTATTGATTGACTTGCTGGTGGTTCTTTAATATATGCTTCCACAGTAAGTGGATTAGATAATGGTATATTATCAATATATTCTACTGCCTTTACTGTTGCGATTGGAGTACCTGTTGCGCCCGTAGTACCTGTTGATACTGCACCGGTATTTGAATTAACTACCGTATTTGTTGACGTGGATACCGCCCCTGAACTAGTAGTCGTTGTGGTTGCTGCAACGTTTAAATTGCTAGTTACATTAACTCCTTGATTGGCATATGGATAAGGTGAATGTGTCGGTGCTCGTGTCACAATAGTTGGTAGTATTCCGTTTTGCGATTTCCACCCTTGCGCGGTTAAACTTGTGTCGGCGAGTTTAAATCCTTTTAATGCTGTGGCCGATGATACCGATGGCGGGCTACCTCCATTTAAATTAATAGGAGACCCTGTTAAGTCTAATGAACCAGATGCATTCCATCCACCTTGTTTACTTTTTATTCCCAACTTACCACCGCTGTTGATTCCAATTTCTGTTTTACTATACAACAACATCTTTTTTTCAGCATAAACTGTCATTGTTGCGTCGCTTTCTAAACGTAGATTATCTTTACTTTTAATATTAATCTTGCCGCCGGCATACATGTTTATGTCTTTGTCAGCATGTAGATTAAGAGTACCTTGGGTACGTATATTCACACTATTTGTTGAGAATACATCCACAGTGCCTTGCTTACCAAACTCCATCCATGTCTGTCCATTGGCATGAGTGATGAAGAAACAATCCCCATCATCGCTCATGGTTATTTGGTGACCTTTTGCTGTGCGTATGCGTATTAGTGTATCTGCTCCGTCAAGATCACCATCATCCATTACAAAAGTATGTCCGCCTTGTCGGCCTACTACTTTAATATCTTGCGGTTTAAGCTCACCACGTTCTAATTTCCCACGAATAGTTTTAGTATCAAGCCCGCCGTTATAGATAGCCTTGCCTGGGGTGCTGATTCCATATACTGTGCTGGGACTTTCTCGTTGGCTACTGCTGCGGATAGGACCACGTATAATATCTTTATCTAACCCTTGTTGAAACAATACTGCGGCCACCACACTTTGAACTGGTTTAATTTGATCAAAGAATCTTGGATTATCACTTATAGCAGTATTGTAATCATTTATTTCAGTAACAGGCAATACCGCAGCACGTACAAACGAAGTTTCTTGTCCATTATTAGAAACAGAATATTTACTACTTGATCCAATGGCCGGGATCATATGATTGATACCCGGTTCGGGCACACATCCAGTATAGTATCCTTGGCTTGGGTCGCCGCCGACAAAGAAACATAATACTCTAACACCAAGATCTGGTGGAGTAAACCACATACCGTAACTGGAACTATTGCCCGGAAATGTTCCAGGACCAGTAGTTTCGTCTATAAAATTTATATCACCATTGAATGGTGTGGCTCCGTAAAATGGCGGACAATAACTTACTGTGCGCCAAAGATTTATATCTGTTAAATTTGGAGTTCCATTGGGGTTGATAGCATTGAATTCTTGTATAGCAACCTGCAATCTACCATTGCGTGTATTATCAATATTATTAACAACGATACCGATAAATGGTCCCATTTCTGCAGGAACGCCGCCGCGGTCGTATTTGTATGCTGGTGGTCTACCTCTGCTGCGTTGACTATTATATCCCATGTGTATCCTTGTTAATCATATTATAATCCGCCAATATCAGAGTTTTCATTTAAGGTAATTGTTTGTGTATCTTGTGCGCCTACCCCATCAGTTTGTATAAGATCTGCATTATTTTCTCTAGCATTTGGATCTACTTGATTATATGCATCATCGGTTGCTGCCATTACTTGTAATGGAGTATTTACTATTTGTGTTGAGGTCGCTGCGTTAATTGCATCGTTTACGCTTTTGGTTACGACATTGCCGGCTGCTCTGGCAGTTGGTAAAAGTGCCTGCGCCAATGTATTTTGCAGTTGAGCGCTTGCTGTACCAATAAACTGACCAAAAGACGTTGGGGGTTTTGATTGCGCAGCAATACTTGGTGTTGCTGCGGTTGCTGCTATAGCATTATCGCTTTTACGTACATCTCCCTGTGATGCTGATACTAAATTATTAATCCCAGCTGCAACCACAGTTGACGTTGTGCCGACTCTTGCATTTTCAGCAAGCATCAGGCGTAAATCGGCTGCTTCTTTATCGAGAGCGATATCGGCATCTACATCTGTATGAGATAACTTGAACGCACCACCCGTAATTGTTTGTGTGAATTTTCCTTGCTTAAAGTCACTAATAACTTCACTTGCTTTAAACACATAATTCTGTGCTGCGCGCCCGGGGCCAGATCTTCCAGGAACACGCCCAATAATTGGATCAATCCCAAAGTTATTTGCGCCGACATCCATAAGTCCAGTTTGAAGATTATAATCTGTAGGTGTGTTAAACGCTATTTCAAATAATATTTCTTGACTTTCAAAGTTAATAGTACCATCAGGTAAAAATGGATTAAAAAATACTGATCGAGCTAATCCTACAGATGCTTCACCTTGTTGCAACCAAGCCGGATCTCCAACAATAGTTAATTTTGCTTCGTTCCAAATTGATGGGCTATAAAATTCATCTGCTGCGTTGGCTGCTGCTTCGTTTACGCGGCCGGCGGCGCCGAATGCGCTGGCATCACTGCGTGGCTGTGCATTGCGTTTAATTAATGAGTTTAATAAATTTGCATTTTGTATTTCCCCGTAAGGTATGGTAGATGTTATAGACTGGGTATAGAGATTATCCATGGTATTTTCATAGCTTATAACTGAGGTATTTTCGCCAGTGAACCAATAATTATAAGATTTATGAACTCCCTGAAATTTACGGTCGCCAATAAAATAACTACTTGTTAATTCGGACAATTTGTAAAAACTTAATGTGTATGTGATATCATATGCATAGTCGTGTCGTAATGGGTCTATTGGGCTATTTGGCACCGCTGTCATCCCAATTTTAAACCAACTTAACGCAGAAAGACCGCCGCTTGCTATTGGTTTAAGTGTTTGTTTTCCATCCGCAGCATCAACATCAATAGTTTGCTGATCTTTTATATAGGTACTATTACGTGTAATTAATTCAAGTACTTGTACAAGTTGTTGACCGGCACTGAATGTAAGATCGTACGATTTAGCATTCATTGACTGTTTTCTTGGATCGAAATCATACACATCGTTTGGTCCACAAATCATAGATGTTTTTGTTTTATCTATAGATCCCGGAGGCTTAATCATTGCATTTGCAATAGCAGGATTTAAAAATTCTATAAAATAACGATCGGGATATGTTACCTGTGTACCCACTGCTTCCAATTGTTGTTGATTCATTGCATCCATTAATCCACGCCGCACTGTTTTTGCAGGGGTTGGTGCTGCTATTGCATTTGGCGGTGGTGTATTTACTGCCCCTGCTACCTTTGTTTGCGCAAAAATTGCATTGACCTGTCCAGTTGCTGTACCAAGTTGCGGATTAAACACTTGACCGGTAAATGTAGGAAGTCTTTGTCTTGCTGCGATATCAGATGATTGACTCTCGGTTGTTCCAGATGATCGAATCTCGGTTGTTCCAGATAGCGCCTGAGATAGCGTCATAGCACTTAATTCTACACCATATTTAATTGTTCCTCTATCAGAACTTCCTGCTATTTGAATAGCAGGGGTAGTTGCTTTAATTGTATATTCAACTGCTTTACTGGCAATCTTCCAATTAAGCTGCACTAATGAGAATGGATAAAATTTTTCAATTATTGCATTTACTTTTCCTGGGGAATTTGTACCGTTTGAGAAATCTAAACCGCCGCCAGTGACACCACCTTGCACTAATTTTCCATTTTGGTCATATCCATAAAATCTTATTGCTAAAAGATATATTTGTGAAGAAAAGCTATTATCTTTATCTCCAATTGTTCCTAGAAATTCATTAACGGCCTTCTTTAAATTAGAAAGAAAAGTTATACCATATGGTTCAATTACAGTCATGGTAAATTCATTTGCATTATGTGCGGTATTAGTGCCGTGGCCGGCGGTAGTTGATTTTATCGAAAACGTATCAATATAATAATCTGTTTTAAAAAACTTATTACGCCCGACTTGATCATCAATAGTATTAAGTGTTGCTCCCCCGCTTTGGAACAATAGCTGTGCGCCACGTAATGATACTTTTCTTTCTTTCATCATTTTTGCATAATCAGTGGGACTTAATAGATATACAGATGCATTGTAGGTATAACTAGCATACTGATCAAGTACATTAGATTGGGGTGTTATCTGTTGATCTTTATTAAAGATATCATCAATTTCAATCAATGTGGCATTTCTATTAGGTATAACATTATCAGCGTTACCGGCACCGACCCCTATTTTCGTTATAGGTTTTGCTATTTCGGGCATTACTGCAATAGCATCATCGCCGGTGCTTGCTGCCATGCGCACCCTGGGTGGTGGAGGAGGATTTCTAATCTGAATATTTGGAGTATCTGTAGTCGCTTGTGTTTGTATTACTGGTCGTGTTGCGGCGTCGGTTCCAAATGTTATTCCATCAACGTCCACAGATGGTATGGCATTAGTTCCTGCGGTAGTAGTAGAAGGTGCCACACCCACTCTACCATTATCGTTAACTTGTAGTTGTTGTATTGCAGGCGCCTGCGGGCGAGCCCCATCATCGGTCGCTGCTTGTGCGTCTTGTGTGACTTGTCCTGTACTTGCTGTTCCCTTGTCGTCTTGCGCAACAATCACAGGATTTGTAGACTGTGTTGGTGGTGCCACAGCCGCAACTAACGCAGTATCAAGTGCAGCAACATTTGCTATTGTTTCTGGACGTTCAAGTAATGCAAATAATGTTTGTCGTTTATTTAAAGGAAGTTCATTAAAAATACGCGGATCATCAATTACTCTGGTGCTAAGATCGAGTCCTTCATATTGTTTACGGAGGAACTCTTTTTGTGCATCAGTTAAATTACTCCATTGAGATCCAGTATTATTCATTAGTTAAAATCCCAGGATGGTGCGTAATGTAGACAGTTTAGGCAAAAATATTGTAACACCTACTGCGAAATCCAACGGTGGAGCAGCTAGTGTGTTAGGATTACGTTGATAAAATACCCACCATAACCCCGGATCATTATATAGATCAAATGCCAACAGATCTGGGCGATATTGATAGGTTTGTGTTATTATCATTTGTAGATCATCGGTCTGTTTGGGAATGGGCCTATTCACCATGGGGCTAAGATAGAACTGGGTATATCCAGTTTCGTAATATGGGCTAGTTGGTGCGTAGTCTGCCATTACCAAAATCCTTTACTGAGTAAATTACCATTTGCAAATTCAGTTAAGCTGAATACTTGGCTTACTTGTTGCCGCGATTGCATTGGGTATAAGCTAATATTGATATCTATTTTAGTAGGTACATACGTTGATGGTGGATCTTGTGATGAAACTTGCCCCAATATGCGTACAAAGGCAGGGTCTTTTTGTGCACCTGGGTTTATACCTTGCCCAAGATTTTTAAGACGCTCTATTGTATAGCTCAACGGATTGCTTGCTGTACTTGTAGTTTCTCTTGCGGTAAGCGTATTGGTTCCATTAACGTTGAATACGCTGCTTGACCGTATATAGTTTACGTCTGCTGGTAAAGAATAATCAAACGAAGCTACCACACACGGATGTTTATTAAATTGATATTGTCCCAATCCAGTAAGAAAAACCAATGGAGGAGGTGCACCACGGTATGCATCTTGCCCATAAAACATTTTTGTTACCGAACGGAAAAAATGTATCACTGCCAGCATATAATTAGCTTCGGCAGTATCCTGTGCTGTAAATGTTGCTTTAATATTAATTGGGTCAACATAGCTACTTTTGTAAAAGTATCCTTTGAAGTTGCTATGTGTCAATGAATACGGTTCATAATCAGCTTTGTATGCGGTACTGATAGCGGGTGTGTATGGAAATATAACTCCGCCTGTGTTTTTTAATGGTCTTAGTATAGTGCCCA